ATTATCAACAGGAGAACGATAGGGAACAATGATTTCTTCACTCCCCCACTCTAAAATATTCTCATTAGTATCACAATATACACAAAACTTTCTCTCCCAGAGAGAACGATAGATTATATTTGTCGGATCACCCTTGTATTTTTTTGGATATGAAGGTTGGTATTTTCCTTTATATGACATCTAAATAACTAATAATAAAGGCAGTCTTACAGGTATTTAGAGTGGCTCGTTCCCTTATAAGAAATATACAACCAAGAGACGTTAAAAAATTATTCGGCAACTTATCGCAGACTAATTATTATCAAGTAGACTTTTCGTCCCTTTCTACTTTTGGACCAAATCAAGAACTTATAACTTATTTGGGTGAAAGAGGTGTTGATAAGGATTTTATTTCTAGGGATGCAGGACTTCTCTGTTCTGAGGCATCATTGCCGGGAACTAGTCTTGCGACTGCAGAAGTAAAAGACAACTTTATGGGCATATCTCAAGAATTTGCACATACGAGATTATATACTGATTTTGATTTTACTTTTTATGTTGATACTGATTATAAGAGTATAAAGTTTTTTGAAGGATGGATTGATTTTATTAGTAGTGGTAGTGAAGCAGTAGACCAAGCAAATCCTTTGAATTCAAATTATTATCGTAGAATGAGATATCCAGATACTTATAAATGCCAAACTGTAACAATTACAAAGTTTGAAAGAAATCTTAGGAATACTAATACAATAAAATATTCTTTCATTAATGTATTTCCAAAGACAGTTAGTGCCATTCCCATTTCATATGGTGGTGCAGATATATTGAAAGTTTCTGTAAGTTTTAATTATGATCGATATGCCATAGATATTTCTGGATTCTCTAAAGGTCAGCAAGGTAAATTTACGGATGTTACGCAATCTTCTGCCGAACTTCAACAGTCTTCTACTGACAGGAGAGCATCTTTAGGTGCATCTGAACAAAGAAATATCTTAGGCAATTCTCAAAGTGAACTGGATCAGTTACAAAGAAGTGCATACTTAAACAGCACTAGAGGAAGAGTTTTTGGTAGGAGTCAAGCTGCTAGAGATCTTGATGCAAGTTATGGAGTCACTAGAAATTCTCGCGGAGAAGAGATCTAAATAATCACATATGAGTTGTATCACTTAGTATGCCATTACCCAAGATTAATACGCCAACTTATGAGTTGACATTGCCTTCTACAGGAAAGAAGATTAAGTATAGACCCTTTCTTGTAAGAGAAGAAAAGATTCTGATTATGGCAATGGAATCTGAAGATATGAAGGATATTACAAATTCTATTGTTCAAATTCTTTCGGATTGTATTCTTACCGAAAATGTCAAGGTAGAATCTCTTGCAACTTTTGACATTGAATATTTGTTCTTAAATGTCAGAGCAAGATCCGTTGGAGAAACTGTTGATGTAAATATCACTTGTCCTGATGATGGAGAAACTCAGGTTGAAATGACGATTGATATTGATTCGATCAAAATTCAAAAAACCAGAGGGCATAAAAATATTATCAAACTGGATGATAACCTTTCTATGAAACTTCGTTATCCTTCATTAGATCAGTTTGTTGAAAATAATTTTGAAACTGGACAGGTTGTAAGTGAAGTTGGTCAATCACTCTCAATGATTACATCGTGTATTGATATAATCTATAATGAGGAAGAAACTTGGGAAGCAGCAGATTGTTCTAAGAAAGAACTTGATGAATTTGTTGAGCAAATGAATACTAAACAGTTCAAACAAATTGAGAAGTTCTTCACCACAATGCCAAAACTCTCTCATACGATTGCAGTAAAAAATCCAAACACTGGTGTAGAATCTGAAGTTGTTCTTGAGGGATTGGCAGCTTTTTTCAGTTGAGTATGGCTCATACCAGTCTTGAGTCATACTACAAGATTAATTTTGCCCTCATACAACACCATAAATATTCATTAACAGAGCTAGAAAATATGATTCCTTGGGAGAGAGAAGTTTATATTTCACTCCTCCAACAATACATTGAGGAAGAAAACTTAAAAGCACAACAAAGTGGCTAATACCAACGTACAAACTCCCAAATTAACTGTTTCCAACATCAAAAGTCCCTTGACTGGTGGTGGATCTGATTTGGGTAATGTTGGTCAAGGAGGAACTTCTAAAATAGGAACTCTTGCAAAGATTGTAAGAAAGAATAGAATATCAATCAATTCTCTGGAAAAATCTCAAGAAGTTCAAGACGAGAAGATAACTAGATTAAAAAATATAGCAAAAATTAGACAACAAAACGTAGGTAAGAAACTGCCAGATAGTAATGGAAGTAATATAGAAAAGTCCTTGGCAAAAATTAGACAACAAAACGTAGGTAAGAAACTGCCAGATAGTAATGGAAGTAATATAGAAAAGTCCTTGGCAGAAACTAATCAAATTCTTGTTAAGATTCAACAAGAACTGATGAGAGCTTCTGCACTTAGATCAAAAGAAGAAAAGGCAAAATCCGATAGAGCAAAGAGGGGTGCATCCAGAGCAAAACTTGGTGCAGAAGAAAGTCAGTTAGAAAAATCTTCTAAAAGGATCAAAAAATCTGTAGGTGAAAAAGCAGAGCAAACTGTGGCACCTGTAAAGGGTATGTTTGGCCGTATTATGGACTTTATGGGCACTCTTGCTTTGGGTATTGCGGGCAATGCCATATTTGAATGGTTGAAAGATCCAAGTAATATGGAAAAAGTGAAGGGATGGTTCAGTTGGATTAAAGAAAATTGGGGATGGGCAGCTGCTGCGATTGGTGCCATTGCACTGATGCCTCTAATCGGAGTGATTGGTGGATTGATAGGGTCATTGGGAGTAATGATGCCCCTATTTGTTGCCGCCGTTCCATTTCTAGCAAAAGCATTACTGATTGCTGGTGCGGCAGTTCTTGCCTGGAAAGGATTGGAAGCAGGATTTAATGCAATAAGAAATCAAGTAACTGGAGGATCCGAATTTAGTGCGGCACATGATATTCTTGATAAAAAGTTAGAAGATGCTGGTCTCGATAAAGACGGTAAGAAAAGAGGAAAAGGTGCTGCTTGGGATTTCTTGGGATGGGCAGGAACTAGAGAAGAAGAAGAAATGACCGATGAGCAGAAGAAAATTTCTGCAGAAGTTTTGGCAAAAAGAAAAGAACTTAATGCTTTACGAGATAATATGAGATCAGATATTCGTGAAAAGCACAGTAAGATGGATAGAGAATCTGGATTGGGAGGAATGTCTACACAACAAGATGTTTCAAAGCACAATAAGAGTAAATCCGAAGCAGAAAAAGAAATCAGAGCACAATATTCTGAAAAAATATCACAACTTGTTCCATTGGAGATTAACGAAGTTGAAGCAAGAAAAATGGGTGGTCCTGTAAAAGCGGGAAGACCATATCTTGTAGGAGAATCAGGACCAGAACTGTTTTCTCCAAATATTGATGGATCCATCGTTAATAATATGAGAACGGAAAAAATATATCAAATGATTTCTTCTGGTGGAAGAGGTCGAGGCAAGATTAACTTTGTCAATTTACCACCAATAACAAATCAGTTACCTCCACCCGAACTGCCAAATATGAGTGGTGGAGAAGAAACTGAAGTTCCTGATATTTCCAGTACAAATATGGCAGATCCATATCGTCAATTGAGTCCAATGTTATATGGAATAACGGTATAGTACTATGGCAGTACAGTTATTGGCTGGTTTAGCAAGAGTAGGAGCAGGTGCAGGAAGAGTTGCGGCAACTGGAGCAAGAGCATCTGCCAGAAGTGGTGTAAAAAAACTTGCTGTAAAAAAAGCAAAGTCGGCAGCAAAAGATAAGGTAAAATCAAAAGCAAAGGAAAAAATAAAGGGCAAATTATCCAAAAAATCTAATTTACTTTCATCAGAGGGTGACCAGCAAGAACAAAAATTAAAATATAGTTCGATGAGTGGAGGACTAACTCCAACTCTCACAGGAACTGCAGATGCAGTAAAAATTAAATCTGCACCATCTTCAAAATCTCAAGTCGAACAGTTAAAGATAAATGTAACCAATATTCACAGTTTTCTTGTCAAATCAAATAAACAATATGAAAGGCAAGAGGCAAATACAAGAAGAAATGAAAAGGTTCAAGAAAGTAAAGCAAAGTTGGGAGGAGAAGAGAGAAGATTAAAAAAAGGATCATCACCATTAGAAAAATCTGCATCTATTGTTAAAAATATAGCAAGTCCTGTTGGCAGTTTATTTGATAGGATAATGGATTTTGTCGGAACTTTAGTACTTGGAATTGCTGTTAATGCATTACCGGCAATCATAGAAAAAGTTAAAGAAATTATCGATAATGTTGTAAACTTCCTTACACCGATTCAAAGTGGATTTAATGTCTTGATGTCTTTCTTTAATAAAGATATGGATCAGGATCAACTAGATGTTGACAAGAAAAGATTTGATGATGGTATTCAAAATATTACTGGAAAGGGTGGTCTTCTTGATAAAATAAAGGAAAAGCTAGGTCCATTTGGTGGATTGGTCGATATTCTCAAACCTGCCATTGAAAAAATCAGAGAATCTTTAGGTCTTAAAAAAGCATCACAAAAAATAAAACTTGAAAAAAGAGGTGACAATGAAGGATTTGTAAATGTAGAGACTGGTAAATTTACTCAAAGGCAGTGGACTTCTGCAGAGAGGGAAACTGCTGATACTAGTGGTGGTGTAAATACGGATACTAAGGGTGATGATAAAGGTACGGGGAAAAGGGATAGTGCTCATGGAGCTGGAAGTGGAAGTCCCCAAAGTAAAGTGGGATTTGTTCCGGGTAAAGGTAACAAAGAGAAAGGAATATTTTTGCACTGGAGTGCTGGTTCTCATACAACAGCATACAATGCTTATCACTCAATAGCTTTAGGTGATGGCACTGTGGTTCGTCACACTCCTTATGATCAGGACAAATATAGTCATACTGGAGGAGCAAATACTAATTCTGTTGGTTTGGCTATTGCTGCTGCAGCTGGTGCTCAAGAAAGAGGTAAATTGGGTCAATATGCACCAACAGATGCACAGCTTAATGCAATGACATTAGAGGCAGCAAAACTTGCTGTAAAATGGGGATGGTCAGAAGCAACAATCGATAAAAACGTCAGAACACATGGTGAATGGGAAAGATATGCAACACAAAATGGAATACTTCCTGGAAGTCCGCAAAGATGGGACTTAGATAGATTGAAAGATGGTGATCCATTTGTAGATACCAGTAAAGTTTTAAGTTATGGTGGAAATCAACTCCGTGAAATGATAAAGCAACATTTTAGGAAATTAAAGAAATATAATGTTGACCCTCCAACGAAAGCAAAGATAACACCAAAATATAAAATTGAAGGATCTTCAGAACTAACCAATATATTAAATCAACCAATGGATGATGAAGGGACAACAACTATTGCAGTTCAGCAGGTAAATACTATACAGACAACATATGTTCCCATGCCAATACCAATGGCAACAAGATCACTACTAAATCCATTAAAACCAATAACACTTTCATCAATATGGGGATTAGACTAAATGGCAAGTTCAGCAGACGCAGCAAATTATCAGATACTCACAATAACAAAAAATGGTAAAGAGATTCCATTAGAGGGAAAGACTACGAGTTTTGACTATTATGAAAGTGTACTAACACCCAATATAACTGCTGTAATGACTTTTGTTGATACTGGTGGTGCAATAAAATATGATAAGGAATATGATAAGCAAGAAAGATTGGGTGGAATTTATAACGCACTCCCAATCACTGGTGATGGATCGGAAGAAGTAAAGTTTAAAATTGCCTCAAAAATGGGAACACTTGACTTTTCTAGAACTCCATTATATGTCAATGGATCTGCCAATCCTGATCAACGATCTCAGAGTGAATCTATAGTTTTAAGTCTTGTTTCAAAATCTGGCATCACAAATCAAGAGACACACGTCAAAAAGAACTATTCGAATAGGACTAATATTACTGACGCCGTAGAATCGATTGCAAAAAATATTCTCAAACTTGATAAACTTCAGGTAGATGAGACATCGAATAAGTATCCTTTCATAGGTAACAATAAATCACCATTTGATGTTATTATGATGTTGGCATCAAAATCTGCACCAAAAAAAGGAAATCCTGGTTTCTTTTTTTATGAGACTCGTGATGGGCATAGTTTTAAGGCAATCGATAGTTTGATTGATAAAGAACCAGTAGCAACTTATTATAAAAGAGAAGATGGACGATCAAGTATTAATACTAATACTGATTTTAAGATTCTATCTTTTAGTGTCATTAAAAATCAAAACATGATTAATGCTCTGAAGTCTGGGGTTTATTCAAATCGTAGAGTGGTTTTTAATCCAAAAACATTCAAGGAAGAAGAGATTGATTTTAATCTTGAGTCTTTGGAAAAGGCACTGGGGAAGAAAGAAGCACCAAGACCAAAAGACAGGAAGTATACGAGAGTATTGTATAGTGTAAAAGATGTTGGAGCACTTTCTCCAGAAATCAAAGAATCTAATGAAGGTGACGTTAACTCTTATCAGGGTGCAGTTCAGATGAGGTATAATTTATTATTCACACAACAAGTGAAAATACAAGTTCCCTGTAATCCAAAACTCAAGGCAGGTGACATCATTAAATGTGATCTAGAAGTGATTACACAAGACGAAAAAGTTCAGGGAGTTTCAGATCCTGTTGAGAGTGGAAATTATATGATTTTAGATCTATGTCATCATTATGATACAAAAAGATCTTATACATCAATGACTCTTGTTCGTGATACCTATGGTCTATATACTAATAAAAGCTAGAGATGGCAAATAATATCGGATACGATATCGGTAATAATAAGTGGTTTCTTGGTCAGGTTCCTCCTGGACAGAATCAGCACAGGGAAGGTGTTTTATGGAAAGATGTACACGGTGATAGAGTGAAGGTCAGAATACCTGGAATGCATCCAATGTCTAGTAATGATGATGCTACTGAAGTATTGGATTCTGAACTGCCTTGGGCAATTGTTGCAAAGCCAACAACGCACGGAAATCTCAATAATCAATCAAGTGGTATCTGGGGCGGAGAATGGGTTATTGGATTCTTTTTAGATAGTGATTGTCAGATTCCAGTAATCACTCAAGTATTAGGTAATAACTATCCAGGAGAAATCAGAGAATCAACAAACGGAACTACTCTGGGAAAGAGAGTAAAAAGATATACTAGTGGCAATCCATCAAATAATACTCAAATCAAAGCACCTAATGTAGTAAAGTCCAAGTTTGAAGAGGTGGATCCTAACTTTTTCAATGCTGCCAAGAAGTGAATAAATATCTGAACGGGAGGTAAAACTATAAATGGCATATACTGAAGAGGAACTTTTTGTACGGACAGTTGCGGCGGAAGCAAGAGGTGAAGGTCAAATTGGACAAGCTCTTGTTGCCAGGAGTATTCTAAATCGTGCTGGACTTATACAGCAGGGTTATGCTACTACCGGAACCTTTTTGGCAAATGATTCTAGCATAACTGGTGTCATTTATGGTAAAGATCAATATCAAGTTGTTCGTGACGGATCAATTGATAAAAACTTTACGGAAGCAGAACTCAATAGCGCAAGAAGGGCGATTGAACTTGCAAAAGATACGGGAAAACTGGGTGATGCACTGAGAGATGCAAATGTTCCAGAACAACAGATTGATAATCTTATAGCATCAACTGGTTTTAGAACAGGGAGTGCATTCAAGGACCCATCACAACAAGTAAATGTAGAGAAATTTGGAAACCATTATTTTAATACTGCGGGAAATAAATTTAAGGCACCTGCTCAGGCAAAAATAAAGACGACTGCAAGTCCAGGATCTACCGAATCTTCTACAGATGTTCAAACTGCAAGTGATCCTGCAACAGGAGTAGAAACCAAAAGTGATAAACCAGTACCAGTACCAGACACTGAACTAGAGTTTGATAATCAATTTGGTCAACTAAGTAATGATGAAATTGATGCCAAAATAGAAGAAAATAGAAAAGAAATTGATAAGTTAAATGAAAAATCATCAGACTTATGGACTGAAGAAGAAAAAGAGAAATATAAAGAGATATCAGCAGAAACAGATGCATTAATCAAGGCAAAAGTTGGCAATGATTTGCAAGAAGGTATTCCAGAAGAATGCAATGTAAGAGAGACTGCGAAAGGATTTACTTTTAAAGATACTCCTCCGTGTGAAAAATATTTTAATAGTGTTGCATTCAGAGATGCGATTACGAGATATCAAACTGAAAGAGATCTTCCAGATCCTTGTGGGACATCAGAGATGTCCAAGATCAATACAGAACTGCAAAAGTTTTTTACAGTAATCAAAGGAATAAAAAAGTATGGTGATCTTTATGTCAATGGAACAATAAACAAACTACAAAATATCACGGCACTGATTAGAAGTTCCTCTCAAATTATTGGTGCAGTTCTTAAAACTCTTGTAAATCGACTGCGAGATTTTCTACTTGATAAGATAAGGAAAGGTATTGAGGATCTTATTGATATTATCCTCCCAACAATTGCAAAATCAATCAAAAACACGGTTATTCAGGCTGTTGTTGACAATATTTTCTGTGCCTTCAAAAATGTTGTAAAGGGACTTGCAAATCTTGTAACTGATTTCTTATTTGAATTGATTGGAAAGATTGTCAATGTTCCTTTCTGTGCCGCACAACAATTTACTAATGCACTTGTAAATAATATTGCGGCGATCGTTGATAAATCCATTGGTCCAATTTTAGATCAAATCAACGATGTTCTTGGTGGCATTACAAGAATCGTTGGTAATGTCTTTCAGGCACTTGATTATATTCTTGGATTTGAGGCATTCTTATGTGCAAAACCAAACTGTCCAGAAATT